GTTGCACCCACTACAGGTGGCTCATCTTACAAAGGCAATAGAGTCCGTATGACGCAGGACCAACTTAGGATGGCTAGAGAACTTGGTATTACAGATGAAACAGGTCTTAAAAAATATGAGGCTGAAATCAAACGTCAGCAAAGGAGCCAGTCATGACTGAGAACAGAAACGTGCGTGCAAACGAAACTCGAAATTCCACCAGAAATGAGCAATCTCGCCCAGATACTGCGTGGAAGCCACCGTCATTGTTGGATGCACCAGAGCCTCGTCCAGGATACACTCAACGATGGATTGCTACCTCGATTCAGGGTAAAGACACCCCCGATAACGTATACAAGCGTATGCGTGAAGGATGGGAACCACGCAAAGCCGATACTGTGAAAGACAAGTTATTTCCAACTATCAATCACGGTCAATGGGCAGGGTCAATTGGAATTGAAGGAATGTTGCTTTGTGAGATGCCTGTTGAAAAACATAGGCAGATGAAGAACTATTATCACAGTAGAAGTTTAGAAGCAAACGAATCAGTTGCAGGGGACTTAGATGCGTTAGGACGAAAAACAGGACAACCAATCTATCAAGAACGGAAGTCCACTTCGAGCCGTGGCAGAGACATTGCTGCTATGGATGATTAAAACTTTACGCTGAAAAGGAGCGAAAAATGGCTAATGTAGATGCAGCCTTTGGGTTTGTCCCAGTTCGCCATATGAGTGGTAATATACCTCGTGCAAATAAGTACACTATTGCTTCAGGATTAGCAGAGAACATCTTTACAGGTGACCTTGTTATTCTGATCAACACTGGTTTGCTTACTCCGCACACTGCAACAGAAACCAATAACATTGGTGTCTTTGCAGGGGTTTCTTATACCGCTGCAGATGGTTCATATGTTTATAGTCAGTATTGGCCCAGTGGGACAACTGCTACAGACATAATTGCATATGTATATGATGATCCATATACTGTGTTTAAAGTTCAGTCCGCAGGTTCACCTGCCCAAACCAATGTTGGCAATTGTGCTGATGTTGTTGCAGGTGCAGGTTCAACCGTGACTGGTCAATCGGGTTTTGAAATAAGCGGAACAATGGCTGCAGGTATTGCTACTTGTAAGATCATTAGCTTATATGAAGCCCCAGACAATGCTTTTGGTGCGAATGCTATCATGGAGGTGACAATTAATGAACACCTACTTGGTACAAACGTAGCAGGTATATAGGAGGGTATGAAAAATGGCTATGAATAGAGCACAATTTGCGAAAATGCTTGAGCCAGGACTGAATACTCTTTTCGGTCTTGAATATGACAGCTATCCACCAGAATACGCACAAGTGTTTTCTACAAACAGCTCAAGTAAAGCTTTTGAAGAAGATGTCTTGTTGCAAGGTTTTGGTTCTGCACCAACAAAAGATGAAGGTGCTTCTGTTTCTTATGACTCTAGTAGTGAGCAGTGGACTGCACGCTATCAGCATGAGACAGTTGCTTTGGCATTCTCAATTACTGAGGAAGCTGAAGAGGATGGCCAGTATGGTTCAATCGCATCACGTTATACAAAGGCACTTGCACGCTCAATGGCTTCCACTAAGGAAATCAAAGCTGCGAATGTTTTAAATAACGCACAAACTTCTGGTTTTAATGGTGGTGACGGTGTTGTACTTTTAAGTGCATCTCACCCAACGACTAACGGAAACCAGTCTAACGTCTTGGCAACTGCTGCAGATTTATCTGAAACTTCACTTGAATCGATCCTTATCCAGATTGCGGATATGAAAGATGACCGTGGGCTACGGATTGCTGCACAAGGTACTCAATTGATTATTCCAACGGCTTACACTTTTGTGGCTGAAAGATTATTGGAATCTCAGTTAAGAACTGGAACAGCGGACAATGATATAAATGCCATTAAGTCAGGTGGTTATCTACCTAAAGGCTACCATATCATGCGAAGACTTTCTGATGCGGATGCTTTCTTTGTTCAGACGGATGTTCCTGATGGGCTAAAGATGTTCCAAAGAAGCCCAATGAAAAAGGGCATGGAAGGGGACTTCGAGACTGGGAATGTTCGGTACAAAGTTCGAGAACGGTATTCCTTTGGCGTAACGGATTGGAGAGGTATCTTCGGTACGGAAGGTGCTGCTTAATAACTGAGGGGAGCTTCGGCTCCCCTTTTACTATCAACCTGACAGCGAAAGCTGACTTATCCCAGACAGGAGATTATCATGGGTACAACTACATTTACAGGAGCAGTACGCTCCGAAAACGGTTTTAAGGTAGTATCTAAAAATGCTACAACTGGTGCATACACTGATGTTGCATCCATTGCTTCAACAGGCATAGTAACGAATAAATATGTTAAGCACGTTGGCTTTGCTACAGGTGTTACTGTTAACAGCACTGCAGGTGACAGCCCGACTATTGGTGAGTTCACTCAACCTGCGAACACAATTATCACTGACATAAAAATATTCTGTGCCACAGCTCCTGTTATTGGGACTGGGGATATTGGATATGAAGTTGGGACATCGTCTTCTGGAGCACAGATTGTTGCTGCTGTAACAGATGAGATCTTAGATGGTGGTACGACAGTTGTTCTTGGTAACGTAACCACGACGGCTCTTGTTGCACAGACACAGAGTGGAACCACAGCCCCTGCTTCTGTTCAGTATGCGAGTGCCGAAAGAACTATTTTCTGCAACATTACTAATACAGTTGATGCGACAACAGCAGGTTCGTTTACGTTTATCATTGAGTACGTTCAAATTGCGTAATTAATATGGTGGGGCTTTTGTCCCACCTTTATTATAGGAGATTAATATGGGTGTACAAACAGACGTACAAGTCAAGTTTATAGCTGACGAGAACGCAGCAGATCCTGATAGGCTAGTTACAGCAGCTAGACCGAACACATCAGCAACAATGGCGACAACTTCATTCTTAGGTGGCGGTGCTCGAAATGTCACTGTTACAACTACTGGCACTGGTGACAATGAGAAGACTTGTACAATAACTGGGACTGATGTTTTTGGTAATGCAATAACTGAAGTTATAACATCAACAGGTTCTGCTGAGGCTGTTGCAGGTGCTAAATTATTCTTAACAGTGAGTGCTGTGGAATGCTCTGCCCAATACGCTGCAAACATTACAGTAGGCTCTGGCTCACTATGTGCGAGTGCAGTGGCAGGAGGCGGTAGAACCAGATTAAAAGGTTATTCTATTGTTTCGGCAGGGACAGCAGGTTTAGTTGATTTTTTTAATGGAACACCAGACAGCGGAACTATTATATTTAAAGCACAGACAATTGGCACAGATAACTCAACTGTAGATAACACTATTCCAGACGAAGGTCTGTTGTTTAAAAGTGGGTTGGCTGTTAAATATACAGTGGCTACAGTGGTTTTGATGAATGTATTTTTTGCTTAGGAATTTAAATGGCACTATCAGGAACAGTAGCATTTAGACCAGATGTAGAGGAGATAACAGCAGAGGCTTTTGAGCGTTGTGGTATAGATGCTCAGACACGCACTGGTGGTCAGGCTGTTTCTGCCAGACGCAGTTTAAACATGTTGTTTTCTGAGTTTGCAAACAGAGGTATAAATTACTGGGCAGTTACTCAAAACACATTAACACTTGTTAATGGCACTTCTTCTTATGCTCTCCCTGCAGGGACAATAGATATTATTGATGCTGTTATAAGAGAGGGAACTACAGACCAAACGATTAACAGAGTGACAATCGCTGAATACAATCAAATCCCCAATAAGACTACGGCAGGAAAACCAAGCCAGTATATGCTTGATAAGCAATACACTCCAGTTGTTTACTTTTGGAATGTTCCTAATGCAAGCACATACAGCATGGTTTACTGGGCGGTAAATCAACTTGATGACATTACTGCAGCTAATCAAGATACAGATGTGCCGTATCGTTGGAGTGATTGTATATCGGCAGGGTTAGCAGCAAAACTTGCGATTAAGTACGCTCCAGATAGATTTCAACTGTTAAATGAATTGTATGAAAGATCTTTTAATTTCGCAGCATCTTCTGATAATGATGGCGTGAGTTTACGGATACAACCAACAGCATTGAACTTGACATAATGGCACGATACGCAAAAGGCAAAAAATCATATGCGATAAGCGACAGAGGGGGTCAGAGAGTACGTTACACTCAATTAAAGACCACTTGGGATGGCTTGCGTGTTGCCCCTGACGAGTGGGAGCCAAAACATCCTCAGCTTACCCCTGCTAGAAATATCATAGACGCAGAGCAGTTGTTTAAACCTAGATCAACTGGGCAAGATAGAGAAGATGTTGTTATTTATCTCGCTCATACATTCGATCCGTTTGTTCCGTCTTTAGAAAGAAAATCGGTGGGAGTTGCAGGTTTAGGTGGTGTTGGGGAAATTAATTCTGACGATATATCTCTGTTAATAATAGAAACAGGGGTCGCAGGGACTGGCGGTGTTGGTACAGCAGTAGGAAAAATAGAGTCAAATATTTCAAGTTCAGGTACTGGTGGAACTGGAGCAGTAGGAACAGAAGTAGTAGAGCTTTCAATTGCTGAAGCAGGGGTTGCAGGTACAGGTGCAGTAGGAACAGAGGCACTTGAGCTTTCAATTGCTGAGGCAGGGGTCGCAGGAACTGGAGCAGTAGGAACAGAGGCACTTGAGCTTTCAATTGCTGAGGCAGGGGTCGCAGGAACTGGTCGAGTAGGTAATCACGGTGAAGAGAATGATGAAGTTATACAAATTACTGTTTTTGAATCTGGGGCTGCAGGAACTGGAGCAGTAGGTGATGTAACTATTGACATTCCTGTTTGGGGATTTGGAACTTGGGGTTCAGGAACTTGGGGTAATTAAATGAGTTACACAACTTTAAAAGCGAATATACAAAATTTTTTAGAGGATGATTCAACAGAATTGACTGCGTCTATTGATGAAATTATTGCTCAGGCTGAAGCTATGGTTTTCCAAAGGTTACCAAATTTACCTTGCTTTCGAGGTAGCAATACTGGTAATCTTGTTGTCGGAACGGCATCGTATGTTATACCAACAGCACGGATGATAAGGCAGGTCACTATAACATCAAGTGATGTTGTTACATTCTTAGATCACAGAGTTGATTCTTATTTAAGGGATTACTGGTCTAACTCGACAACGACAGGAACGCCACGGATGTATAGCACGGATACAGCCACAACTTCAGGAACCACAATAACTTTGGCTCCAACACCAAGTGCCACACTTGCTTTTGAGGTTGAGTTTGTGGCTCCAGAAACAGGGTTAAGTTCAAGCAATGCGAACAGTTGGGTTGATACGAATGCTCCTGCTGTTTTATTGGCAGCATCTCTTTACGAAGCTTCTGCTTTTACCAAAGCAGCGGAAACACTGAGTTTGTACAAAACACAATTTGACGAAGCGGTGCAATTATTTGTACAAGAGATGCAGAGAGTTTACACAGCAGAATATAACGGAGGTATTTAACTATGGCTATAACACAAGCAATGAGTACATTGTTTAAAAAAGATCTTCTCTTAGGGGATCATCACTTAGACTCAGATACAATTCATATCGCACTATATACGAGTTCAGCAACGCTGAGTGCTGCAACAGATGGATACATAACATCCAATGAAGTTGCCAATGGGAATGGTTACACAACTGGAGGAGTTGCTCTGGCGAGTAAAGCTGTAACAGAAAATAGCACAAGTGGCGTTTTTGATGCAGCAGATCCATCGTTTACTTCCGCAACATTTACAGCACGAGGTGCTTTAATTTATAATAAAACCTTGGGTGATGCCTCATCAAATGCTAGAGGTGCAATAGCAATTTTAGATTTTGGAGGAGATTTTTCAGTGGCAGGTGGTACATTTACCATAGTCTTCCCTGCTGCCACAGCAAGTAACGCAATAGTAAGGATCGATTAATATGGCAAGCTCCTATATAAATAATTTACGCCTAGCAGAAATGGCTACTGGAGATGCCAGTGGTACTTGGGGCACAGTCACTAATACAAACCTAACTTTAATCGCTGATGCTTTAGGATTTCAATCTAAAACAGTGGCGAGTGCTTCAACAGATACCTTAACTATTCCAGACGGAACAGAGACAGATAATGAGGCGATTAGTCTTTATGTAAAACTAACTGGTGGGAATCAAGCTTGTACAATTACAGTCGGACCAAACACAGTTAAAAAGCTCTGGATTATAGAAAACGCAACAAGCCAAGTTATTACTTTGACGCAAGGCAGTGGTGCGAATGTTATTCTTGCTGCAGGTGTTACCAAGATGATTTATGCTGACGGTGCAGGTTCTGGTGCTGCACTTGTTGATTCTTTGGTTGGATTAGAAGTTGGCACAACACTTTACATAAAGAATGCTGCCACTGGTGACGATAGTACCGCACAGTTGTTTTTACAGACAGCGGAAGCTGACATTGCTGCAAATGACGTTCTAGGAAAAATAAACTTTCAAGCTCCGAATGAAGGAACAGGCACAGACGCTATTTTAGTAGCTGCAGCTATTCAAGCTAAATCAGAAGGTGACTTTAGTTCGTCAAGCAATGCTACCAGTTTAGAGTTTATGACAGGAGCTTCAGAAGCTGCTGCCACTAAGATGACGCTTTCTTCTGGTGGTAATTTAGATGTCACTGGCGATATTACAGGATCGACTTTAAATGCTGACGGAGATACGGCAGCAGGTGATAATGCAGCCATAGGTTATACGGCTGCCGAAGGTTTAATTCTTACGGGTCAAGGTTCTACCAATGACATAACAATTAAAAATGATGCGGATGCGGATGTCATAACAATTGCGACAGGAACAACGGTTGTTGGAATACCGGGATCTCTCGACGTAGAAGGTGCTATAGATGTTAACGGCACAAGCAACCTAGATATAATAGACGTAGATGGTGCAGCTAACTTTGCAGCGGATGTCACGTTTGCAGATGGTGCAGATATTATTACGGCTTCAGCAGGTACAAGCAATGTCAGAGTTGGTGTCAACGCAGGTAACTCTATAG